TGTCAACAAGAGTGCTACTTCTATTAGTTTTAATGCTGTCGGCCACAATAGCGTCAAGCTTCTCTGTAAGCTCAGCGATAGATTTATCGCTTTCAGCTTTTGCCTCAGAAATCGCGTCGACGTCTTTTTTAGACGACTTAGCCAGTTCATCGGCGGTCTCTACTCGTAATTTAAGTTCAGTGATTTCCGCGTCTTTGTCAGCGCAAGCCTTCTCAAACGTAGCAATCTGGGACTGAACCTTCTCTTCATCCAGCTCTCTTAGACGTGCTTCAAGCGTTTCCACTTCTGTCTGCAAAAAGCGGACTTGCTCATTGTTATCTGACATTGAGCTTTCTCCTTTACAATTGCTAGTAACCAGTAAGTTAATGTCAGGGGTGGCCATAGCAACCCCCTTAAAAATCACACTGTCTTCATTTTTAAAAATAATTGATTCGGGGTTGCCTGGATTTTCAACCAGCCCCTTACCACTAAAGGTAAGGCCCCGCATCAATCTACCCACACGATATCCCTCATATTCTCCCACGCCTCCATAAGAACGAAGGTGCTTTGTCAGAAAAGCCGTTTCTTCGTTTCTAGAAACAGTATTTTGTTTCCCTTCGGCATCAACCAGCGCATAATCAAAGTCTGAAAACAAGGCTTCCATAGATACAAACCACTTCTTACCGGAAGCAATCTCTTCCAAGAGTCTTTCGGTTTGCTCTGCCAATTCAGCGTCTCTGCTTGATACATGACGATAAATAACAGCGCTGGTTAATATGTGAAACTTGTTTGGCAGCGAATCGAATTCGGAATCTTGATTAACTAGCTCGTAATTCTCATCGACGACTGAGTTGCCGGTTATGTGTCCAATTATAGCCTTGGGGTCGTGCCCCACATTAAAAGGCTTATCTTCAGCAGTATTTCGAGCGTTCCACATTTCCCGACTATCAAACACGTCGTCATTCCTGTTCCAGCCAGTTGTGGCCAATATGGTGTGCATGTAATGCAAATCAAACTGGTCATTGTTCTGGGCATACGAAAGGATAGAAGTGGCTTTATTTTGATTAATAACCGTGTCTTTGATAGAGTCGCAAATATTCGCGTCACAAAGCAAAGGACAATACGCAGAAACGACGCGGCCGGTTGGCGATGTTATAACGCCTTCCAAGCCCGCTTCAGCCTCAGCTTTGTATACCGGGATTTTATCGCTCATATTGAAATAGTTCTCCTGTTGTGCGTACCTTAATAAAGAATACACCATTTTTCTAATAAATCAAAACAGCCCTACTTGGTAGAGCACATGGAGTGACAGGCCGCCTGCAGTACGCGGATTTCTTCTATCGTCGGCTCTCTTTTTACAGAGCGAACGTGCGAGGAAATGAGGGCGTTGTAACAGACGTTGAATGTCTCTGGTACTTTCGGCGTTGAGCCAAGTACCCTCAATACGGTTTCCTCATCCACTACAGAATTAATCGGAAGGTTTGACAGTATTCTAAATTTTATTTTTTCTACCTCTAAACATTGTCCTGAAGACAAGCTCCTCATATTTTTCTTGCCATAATGGCTGAGAAGACCAGGAGATATGATGGTAGATATCGCCAATTGGGCCTGCCTTGCCCAAGAGACGTCGTTTAAAAATGCTCCTATGTCGTCGGCAATGTCAGAAGATGCCCTTGGATTAAATTTTCGGTCTCTGTTTGTCCCCGTGTCATCTTTAGAGTTTCTGGGTCTTCCCTCTCCTGTCTTTCCAGTCTTTTCTTCTTCGGGCCCCTCTGGCTGCTTCGGCGATTTATTTTCAATTTGCCTTTCGAATGGCGTCGGACTTGATGATAAGTCTACATCAATGCCAGCCTGCTCTGGGCCAATATAGCCCCTGGCTAAAGCAACCTTCACCAATTCATGGACTTTATCCCTCGAATACGGCCCCTCTCTACCCTGTCTCTTACCTGCGTCTCTTTCTTTTTGCTCCCTCTTCTTTCTGGAGCTTTCTATTTCTGGTACAGCGCCAAACATTTCTACAACAAGCTCCTCACTAACAAGATTTCTATCCAATAGCTGTATCAACAAAGACTTTTCGGCAGACTCGTCTTTTAAAATCATGTGGTCAAACTGAATGGTTGGAGCCTTGGTCCATCCCATAGCCTGCCTGAGTATTTCAAGTTCCTGCTGCCAAAACTTTGTAGCTTGTTGCCTTCCGTATTCCAGTCTCTGCACGAGGGTTTGTAGAGACACCAAATTATTGGTAGCTCCACCAGCCCTAGACGAGCCGGTAAGAGTGGGTGGCACCCCTAGGCCGCTAAATATGCTGTCTAATATTGGCTCATATTTTGTCCCTCCTAAAAATTGGTGGACTGATGTAGTGGCCTCTTCAAAAGAAAGCTCTGGCCCCCATATTAAATCAAACGCCCCGCCACCAGGGTTGCTTAATAAAATATCGGCAAGCTTTTGAATAGCTGCGTCGGTCGGCAGGATTCCTTTGTCTAGGTCTCCAAGTCTCCATATCCTAATTTGTGAAATGGCTCCGTCAAGAGCGGCCAAGTCCGCAAGCTTCATTTTTTCTAATAGTGTAAGGTCATCTAATATACATTCGAGCATCGGTGACGCCCACGCCTCCCAATCGTCTTTTTTGTAACTAAACGAAATAATTTTAGAGTTATCCAAAGGGAGCATGGTTATACCCTTTTTAACAGCCTCTACAAGCTCTCTAGGAAGTTTTTCGACCAGTTCGATTTCCATGTCGTTTCTTGGAGAGCCGATTTTTTGACGCAACGAGCTGGTTATTTTAAGTCCAAAAACCTGTTTTCCAGCAAACTGTGCTAATTCGCCTCCGGCGGACTCTAGCGACATGGGATTGAGAAAGGAATACCCACACGGTATTACTCTTTTTTTAGTTTTAATTTCTGGGTTTGATTCGTGAGTCGGCTCAAGAATAATAGATTCTCCCGCAAGAGACAGCCTTCTTTCTTCTGAAAGAGGTATTTTACACATTTGCCTTTGAGCAACAACAGTACCCAGCCTGTAAAGATAGTTCAAAAATCTTTCCGTTGTTGATTCACCAGACACCTTGTGTGTAAACCATCTTTGCGCAAATCTTTGTATCTTTTTGTTTTCGTGTACAAGTTTTACGCCCTGAGACCCAAAATCCGACATAAGGTCTATAACATTCCTAACGATTCCGACCTTCTTGTACGCTCTGTTGCACGAAGACATTATCACCTTAGTTTCTGCTGGGCTGGCTTCGGACGACCTATAAGCGTCATAGTCACTCCGACTGAACTCGTTGCGAACAGATATGTTTGTGCTTACATCTGCATATTGGTCCCTAGAGCCACCATAGGCCACGGCTTGATACTGATTCAAGGCGTTGGAGTTTTTGATTGCGTTGGCGGCCTCTTCTGGATTATCCGGATTAAACGTAATAAATGCAGCTCCGGAAGACAGGTTGGATTCTGATATTTTGTTTGTTTTTATAGGGTCTTTTCTTTGAGCCATTTTCAAGTTCCATATAGTTGTACTAATAATTGACTGGCAATACTACTGTATCTTTTACACCACTATTGCTTTCTAACACCCATACCATATATTCCAGACATTTTTTTTACTAAATGGTCTGGACCTGTGTATAATTGTCCGGAGGTTTCTTTTTTGGTTTGCTGCGAATGACCACCAGAAAACCTATACTCTTGGCCTTCTAGTTGGTTGTGTATTACGTGGCCAACCTCATTGCACATCACTAGAGAAGAGTACCTGTCTTTCCTCATGCGGCTTTTCTTGCCTCCGGCCTCAATGGTGTGTGGGGTATCCCATCGGTCTCGGCCCGTAGATGTTTGGCCATGCTCAATAGTGGCCAGCTCGTCTTTTAGGGACTCGATTTCCATGACACAGTCTTCTAGAGTGTCATAATGTCTTTCTGAAACTTTATCCTCTGTTATTGCTTCTGATAGCAGGATGGTATCAAACTTAGGGAAAAGTAGCTTTTGTGTTTCCAGGTCTTTTCTTAGGTTGTGGTTTGCTTTAAAAGTGAACTCTGATTTTGCAAACTGCATCATGTGCAATATGTGCAAACCTGCTTCGTCGTCCGTTGGTTTGTTTTTAGACTCCCAGTAAAATGGGTCTTTATCGTCATATTTTATGTAAGGCCATAGGGGTTGCTCCCCCTGTCTGAAAACGTTTTTGTCGTGTAAGGCCTCCATCACAGCAATTCCACCTCCTTGAGAATCTATAGCTATGTGTTCTGTAGGAAAAATTCTTGTCAAATCTAGTATCTTTCTTGCGCAGTAATTATAAAAGCTTTCAAGACGCGATTCTTTTTTTGTCTTTATTCTTTCTCTCATAACCTGTCTGCTGCATGTCCAGACGTAAACAACTCTTCTGTGGTCTTCATTCTGCTCCAACACTATAATAGAAAAATTGTCGTTTTCTGACGCAGGGTCAACCCCGTATATATATTTTTTGTTCGGGTCTCCTTGAAGGAGAGCGTCAAAGGTCACAAGCTCCCCTTTAGAGGTTGGTATAGGTTCGTTTGTAACGCATCTTTCCAAGACGCTTCTTTTGTAAAACCCCTCAGAGTCTTTGGCGAAGCATGCTTCGTATTCCATTTCATATCTAGATTTATTCAACATGGCTTTTGCTTGAGCCAATTGAGATTTATCTAGAAACCCTTCTGGCAAAAGGGTTTCGGGAATTCTCATTACAGAATAGTGCGACCAGTCAAACCCATCTGGTATTTTACCCTTAAAAACCCTTTCCTCTAAATACTTTTCGTCTCCTTTACTACGCACAATCTCTCTTTGTCTCTCAAAATAATCATAAAAATGATTAAATGCGTAGTAAGCTGTTCCAGCTATAATCGTCTGATTACCAAACCCAAGAGACGCCTCTATTTCTTGGGCCTCTTCGTGCATTCCAAGCTCTTTCAGCTTTTGTATTTGAGCGTATTCTTTGACCTTATCGGCCGGATTTGCCGAAACGGCCCCAAAGCCTTTAATAACTACCTCAAAAATCTCCTGTGGTATAGAAGCAAACTCATCCGCAATAATATAATTTGCACGTAAGCCACGAATCTTTGAGCCGTCTCCTAGCGGTATTGCTATAATCTCACTCTGTCCTACATAAAATGTACATCTGTCAATGTCTCTTTTAGGCCCTTGGCCCCTACCTGAACCAACCATATTTCTAAACACTGGAGAGTTTTTGTAAAAAGTTTCCATGTACTCAAACAATAGCTTTGACTGCCTAAAGGCAGCACCAACAACAATAATTTTAGACCCCTGCATAAAAAACGCTCGAAGTAATGAGTACAGTGCTAGAATCCATGTTTTTCCTGCTCCACGGGTAGCAATAAGCATTGGGAATTTTCTGTTCCATAGCTCCTGTAAGATACAAAGTTGAAATGGTAGCAGGTCTACGTTAAGCAAGTATTTACAGGTGAACCAGAAGTTCTCAGGTTTTGACATATAATCCAAAAATTCCATAACGGGGTTTTCGTGCTCGCTAGAATTGTCTAACAGCTTATTCTTTATGTTGATGGAATCTAT